AAGGGAAGCATTTAGCTCTCAGTGGTCTATCACAAGAAGATTTGGATGCTCGCCAGCATGGTAGATACATATCTGTTGGTGGTTTGGTGTACCCTGAGTTTGATCCAGAGAAGCACGTTATAGATCCAATTTCTACGCCTCCTGGCTGGATGAGATTCGATTGTATGGATCATGGTATTCGTAATCCTACTGCTTGGCTCTTCTGTTGTGTAGACCATGAAGGTAGGGTTATTGTTATGGATGAGCATTACGAATCAGGAAGAATTGTGTCTCATCATGCTAAGGTTGTGAAGGAGAAAGATGCCGAGTTTGGTGATCCGGCTTATAGGGTGGGTGATCCTTCTATTCGTAACACTGATCCTATTACTGGAACTTCCGTACAACTGGAATACATTTACAATGACGTACCTATTATACTTGGTAATAACGATATTTCTGCTGGTATTACTCGTTTTAAGACTCGACTCCTGGGGAATGCTCTAGTTGGCCCGGAACTCTACATAACTAGGAACTGTGATCGCCTCATTTGGGAACTAAGAAAGTATAGGTGGGGCAAGTGGGCACATAAGAAAATGAATCAGGACAGAAATCAAAAGGAAGAGCCAGTCAAGAAAGACGATCATGCGGTTGACGCTCTGCGGTATGGTCTTGCTAGTAGGCCAGAGAACGACGACGGCCTAGAAATGCCTGACCTGTCCACGCTCCCTCTGGGAGCTACGGATTCAGTCGATCCAACAAAGCCTTACACAGATAAGGAACTGGTTAGGCTAGGTGCAAAATTCCAAGATTACCATCTAGGAGAAGAGTATTAATGTCTGATACGGAAGTCGAAACGGAAGAGGAAGTTACAGAGTCGTCGGGACAATCTTTCAAGATCAAGGTCAATGGCGAAGTTGCTCATGAAATTGACGTTGATCCTCGTTTGGTTACCCAGGTGAAGCTTCGTTCTGCTCAGGGAGAAGCTGGAGTTGCTGGTTCTCCTTTCTCTGGTGAAGGTAATGATTGGGTAGAACTTGTTGTTGTTCTTCAACAGCCAACCGCGCTTCCTGTTGTGGAAGATGATGCTCGCTTGAAGGCACAAGAAGAAGGTCCAGAGGAAGTTTTGACCTACAACGAAATTGCTCAGCGTGCAGAAGAGGAAGCTGAACTGACTCCAGAAGGTGCGGCTGCTAACGGTGAAGAAACAGAGGAAGATGCTGAGACTGAAGAAGAGTCTCCTGCTCCTGAAGTTTCTCTCAACACCTGATGTTTCAGTTAGTCGATGAACTTCTGGCTCTGCCTGGTTCTTGCTATTTGTGTGGTTCTGGCGACAAACCCCCGTACATAGATTGGGGAGTAAGTATAGAGTTCCACGGAGCACTATACACTTGCTCAGAATGTACGGGGGCTGTTGCTGCACTTCTTGGTTGGGTTCCACAGGAGGTTCATAGCAAGGTACTTAGGATTAATGATGAGCTTATGGCTAGGAATCTCGATCTAGAGATTGATAACCGTGAGTTCAAGCAGGCTATTGAACACATGGGCAACGTCGGAATTAAGGTTGAGGTAAATGAGTCCGTACTTAGCCACGATATTCAGCCTCCTGGCTCTGTTGCTGATGTTGACGCTGATCTTCTGGATGATAATCAAGACGTTGATGAATCAGCACGAGAAGCAGATGAACTCTTGGATTTTGGAAAGAGAACGTCTGATGAACCGGGTGATGACGAAAGAGTGGACGAGCTACGCTCAAATGAGTCAGGCCCTAAGTTCAAACTCAACCTCTGAGATTGTTACAGAGGGAATGAATGATGAAGAGGAACTCCGTCGTTGGAAACTGATGCATGAAAATCAAGGAATCGGAGAAGTCCTAAGTGGCGACGACCTTAGAAACGAGTTCAACGAACTCGGCTTATTCGGAACCCAATAGCGGTATGCCGAATACGGGCCTCGCCAATATCCGAGGCTCGTCAAGTAATAAGAAACTCTTAGACTACGCTAATGAGTGTTTCCGTAAGGACAAGGAATACCGTCAGCAGTTTGAAAACCAGTGGTACATGAATCTTGCCTTCTACTTTGGCAAGCAATACCTTCAATGGATTGCTAGTCAAGGTATGGTTGCAAGAATGTATGAACCTCCTGCGCCTCCGTGGCGGGTTCGCCTTGTATCTAATAAGGTACGAGTCATGATTCGTAAGGAAATGGCGAAGCTCACTAAAGAAATGCCAATGGGCTTCGTAGTTCCTCAGTCATCAGACGACGAAGATATTCTCGCTGCACAAGCCGGAGATAATCTAGCTGAGTTCTTCTGGCGAGAGCAAGAGCTAATGAAGCACGTTCGTCGTGCTGTATTCTGGATGAGTTTGTGTGGAACGGGGTTCATTAAGGATGGTTACGATCAGAACGCTCGTTTTGACGCTGTTCAAAAGGGTGATGTTTTTCTGGATCGAGTTTCTCCTTTTCACATTTTTGTACCTGATGTTCAAGAGGAAGAACTGGAAAATCAGCCACACGTAATTCATGCTGCCACAAAGAGTCCTGATGCTGTTGAGCGTATGTATAACAAGAAGGTTCGTGCAGACGCCAACGGTACAGATATGGTTGAGGATAAGTTCCTGAGTGCTATTGGTATTAAACAATCTAGTGCTAAGACTCAGGTGTATGTCCGGGAAATGTGGCTTAAGCCTTGCAGTATGCTTAAGAATGGCGGAGTAATATGCTTCACCCAGGATGAGATTCTAAAGGTTATTGACGGATGGCCTTACCATCATGGTCAGTACCCGTACTCTAAGTTTGACCTCATGCCAACTGGACGTTTTTATTCGGAATCCTCTATGGTGGACTTAATTCCACTACAGAAGGAGTATAATAGAACGCGGTCCCAACTTGTTGAAGCGAAGAACCGAATGGCCAAACCACAACTTCTCGCTCCAAGAGGAAGTGTTGACCCGAATAAGATCACTTCGGAACCGGGACTTGTTATTCAGTATACTCCTGGCTTTCAGCCTCCTACTCCCCTTAGTCTTACTGCTATGCCTCAGTATGTTCTGGAAGAACTAAACAGAACATACTCCGATATGGAGGATATTTCTAGCCAACACGCAATTTCTCGTGGAGGTACTCCTGCCGGTGTCCACGCAGCCACAGCAATCTCCTACTTGCAAGAACAAGACGACTCCGTACTGGCTGCGTCAATTTCTAGTATCGAGGGTGGAGTTGAGAGGATTACAAGACACTTCCTTTCTTACGTCTCTCAATTCTGGGATTCCGAACGACAAATTCAGGTTGCCGGAGAAAACGGCGCCTACGAAATGTTCCAGCTTGACAAGAACTCCCTCAATGCCAACACGAACTACACTGTTCAGGCTGGTTCAGCTACACCTAAATCGCTAGCAGCGAAGCAAGCATTCATTATGGAGCTTTTCAAGATGGGTTTGGTCCCTCCTGAGAAGGCTCTAAGGTACTTGCAGATGAGTGAGACTGGAAAGATGTATGAAGAACTCCAGATTAACGCTCGTCAGGCGCAGCGTGAGAACGTTAAAATGTCTCAGGGCGAACCGAATGTTACGGTGAATACTTGGGACGATCATGCTTCTCATATCATTGAGCATGATAATTACAGGAAGCGGCAGAGTTATGAAATGCTGCCTCCTGAGATTCAACAAGTATTTGAGCAACATGTTAAGGGCCATAAAGCTTTTGTTCTAACTCACAAGGGTTTTCCACAGGAGATTGTGGATCAAGCTATGGCTGATCCCTCAGGAATGGCTCTGGATCGCTTGCTTTACATGCCATCCCCTGCAATGATGATGGGCGGGCCGGGAGGACCACCACCCCCCGGTGGTGCCCCTATTAATAAACCTCCCGGCCTTAAACAAAAGCCAGGACCAAGTTCAGGAACTCCACTACAGGGGAATTCTCCGGGTTCTGCACAACAAGTAGGATTAAGTTCTCCTAAACCGGGGCCACCGTAAAATGCCTTGGACAGCAGAAGAATTCAAAAGTAAGCATAACAAGAAGCTTAGTCCAGCTAAGGCTGCTCATGCCGCCAAAGTGGCAAACGCAGTTCTAAAGCAAACAGGGGACGATGCTAAGGCCATAAGAATTGCAAACGCCGCTGGACGGAGACTTAGAAAGGGTAAGAAGTAATGGCACGAGCGCAAGTTGGAAACATTCATGGATATGCTGCCGTGGGAAACTCTGGCTTCCTGGGAAATATCTCGGCTGACGGGACAAACACGGTAACGATTGACGATACCTTTGGGGTTCCTGTAGGAGCAAACATTGATATTGTTAACAAGAACACAGGAACTGTTCTAGCTTCTAATCGTCAAGTTCAAGGTCTAACTAGTGCGGGGGTACTAACTTATAGTGGGGCGGACGCCACTGCAATTCCGGGGACTCATATTGTTGTGCTTACTGGCACGACTACTGGTTCAGGCTACAGTAATCTTAATGGTGGCTCTACTCCTGGGGAAGCTTTTACTATGGGTGGAGAAGGAATGACCATTGATCGTGCCAGAGCACGATTGAAGGCTTACAATGGTACAACTTATTCTGATACTGAATTGGATAAATTGACCTACAATGACATGAAGTACGCTCTTCGCCTTATTGAAGCTCCTGGGTCGGTGACCTGATGGCAAGTTTCAATTTCAAGAAAGCGGCTAAGCGTAGACTTGACAAGGCTCTCCCGACTAATTCAGGAGAGAAGAAGAATAAGAGTGCAGCTACCTTTAAGAACCCTGGCAATAAGGCTGGAAAGGGAATGGGTCAGCAAGTAGCTTCTGCTGCTCAGGTAGGTGCTCCTAGTCCAGATGCTGGTAATGAAGGTGGAGCTAACTTCATTCAGGCTCTTATGTCAGCTTCTCCAAAGAAGCCAAAGACCCGAGTTCAGCCTGCTGCCTCTCGTAAAATTCAACTTCTAAAGATGGCGGCTAAGAAATAATGCCTCCCCCTCCGATGCCAGGTAACAATCCTCTTATGGCTCTATTACAACAACAGGGGCCTCCACAAGGTATGCCTCCAGGTATGCCACCACAAGGTTTACAAGGTCCACCACAAGGAATGCCGCCACAGGGTATGCCACAACAAGGTCCACCGCCCGGTATGTTGCAACAATTAATGCAGGGACAACAAGGACCGCCACAAGGTATGCCGCCGCAAGGTGTGCAGCCTGGTAATCTTGTTGAATCATTAGCAAGAAGTGGATCTATGGCTCCACAACCTCCTATTAATCCAGTCGTAGATGTTTACGACCAAACCCCACCAATTGTTCAAGAAGCAATCCGTCGCAGGCTCTTTACACAAGGAATGTAAATGTCAGATTCCCAGGGGCTTCCTGACCTTTCGGCTTATATGCCACAGCCGGATGGGCAGCAGGAAGTTACAGGTCCAACCGAAACAGGCCAGGGCGATAATGCCAGCCTCTCAAATGACTTCCTTAAGAACGTTCCTGATCCTGATAGGGCTGTTGTTTCAAAGTACGTCAAGGATTGGGACGCAGGCGTTACAAAGAGATTCCAGGAGATTCACGATCAGTACACTCCCTATAAGGAATTGGGAGATGTAGATTCAATTCGACGGGCTATTGAGGTTTATGACCTGTTGGACAATAGTCCCGAGGTTGTCTACGAAACGTTGAAGCAGCATTTTAATGAAATGCAGCCTCAACAGCCTACTGCTCCGAGTCCACAGAACCTAACCCCACCAACTCAACTGAATCCACAACTTCAACAGGCTCTTGAACCATTCATGGCTCCTATGGCTAAGCAACTTAGTGAGCAACAAGCCATGATGGAAAAGATGGCCCAGGTGATTTTGCAGGGTAGTCAGCGGGAACAAGAAGCCTCAGAAGATAGGGCGCTCGATCAATACATGCAGGAACTCCATACTAAGTATGGGAACTTTGATGAGCGTGCAATTCTTATGGGACTTTATGAAGGCAAAGATGGTGATGCTGCTGTGCAGGAGTGGAAAGAATCACTCACACAGTACATGCCACAACCTTCTACTCAAGAGATTCCACCACCTTTGTTTGGTGGATCAACTCCCGACGATCAGGTTGATATTGGTTCCATGTCAGATAAGGACGTTAAAGCATTGACCGCAAATGTGTTTGCGGCTTTGCAGAACAATCAAACCTGAGAGGTTACAATGGCCCAGGCCACAATGACGGCCCTCACCGCTATCCTTAAGGAGATTTATGAGGGTCGTATCGAATCCCAACTTCAAAACGAAGTGGTTGCAGCAAAGCGAATTGAGCGTTCATCCGATGGAGTTGTAGAAACCGTCGGTGGTAAGTACGTGGACTTCCCAATTCGGGTCGGTCGTAACGCTGGTATTGGTAACCGACTTGAAAACGAAGCTCTGCCTACTGCTGGCGCTCAGCAATATGCTGCCCCACACATTCCGTTGACCTACTGTTACGGTAGAGTTCGACTCACTGGTCAACTCATTGAGTTGGCTGAGAAGAACTATCAGTCTTTCGCTTCTGCCCTTGATGAAGAAATGAATGGAATCAAGGACGATGCAGCGAAGGATTACAACCGTCAGATTTACGGTAACGGAACTGGCGTGATGGCGAATGTTACTGCTGATGGTGCAAACACCGTTACAGTGGATAACATTCAGTACCTTGAAGTTGGCTCTTTTGTTGATATTCGTACTCGTTCAACTGGTGCTGCAATTGCAATTCAGAGGAACGTTACGGCCATCAATGAAGCCACTAAGGTTGTCACCTACGATGGTGCTGACGTTACTGCTTCGGCAACTGACGGTCTTTACCGTGAAGGTAACTTCACTGGTGGTACTTCCCGAGAGCTTTCTGGATTTGAGGCAATTATTTCAGATACCTTGCCTCTTCACGGAATTGATCCAGCTCTCCAGCCAAAGTGGAAGGCTACAATCCGTAATAACCCGGCGGCAGCCGGAACTCCGCGTGCTCTTTCTGAGGGCATTATGATTGAAATGTGTGACGCAGTTCGCACTAAGTCCGGCCGTAAGGTCACAGTGATCTTCACTGGACTTGGAGTTCGTCGCGCTTACTTCAATCTCCTAACTCAGCAACGCCGCTACACGGACACGAAGAGCTTTGACGGTGGTTTCCAGGGACTTGCATTCAACTACGGAACCGAGATTCCTGTAGTGGAAGATGTGGATTGCCGTCCTAACACCGCGAAGTTCATTGATGAGAAGGCACTTAAGATTTACCGCAATCGCCCCTGGCATTGGGCCGATACAGATGGTACGGTTCTTAAGTGGGTTACTGGTTATGATGCCTGGGAAGGTTTCATGAAGCAGTACTCAGAATTGGGAACAACTCATCGCAATGGACACGGCTCTTTGAACGACATTATCGAAGGCTAGTTTCCACGGCACAGGGGGAGAGAGTCGTATTCGGACCCGGCTCTCTCCCCCTCTCCCTTTAGGAGTTTTTATGCAAGAAGATGAAAGTCTCAGTCATGAAGTTCCGAGTGAGCTTCTAGAGCTTTTTGAGGTACTGGAATGGCAAAAGGCTGTGGAAGATGCTCAGAAAGAGGCTGATTCGTGAAGTTTGTTACTAGGGAGCAATGGGGAGCAAGACCTCCTACTAGTATACCTTCTTCTATTAATTCTACCGTTACAACAGGACATTGGGAAGGACCGCATATGGGAACCTTCCCTCATGATTCTTGTGCTCCGAAAGTTCGTGGTATTCAAGCCTATCATATGGACAATAATGGCTGGTCCGACGTTGCGTATAACGGATTAGCTTGTCCGCATGGTTATGTTTTTGAGGGCCGTGGTCCAGGCAAACGTTCTGCGGCTAATGGAACGAATCATGCTAACGATGTTTCGGCCGTGATTTGTTATCTCGGTGGACAAGGTGATGAATTTACTCCCGAGGGTAAGCAAGCCATGTCTGATGGAGCAGTATGGCTTGGTGATCCTATGGAAAAAGGTCATCGAGATTGGTACGCTACTGAATGCCCTGGTCAAGAAATTTATGATTGGATTCATTCAGGTGGTTCTGTTCCTGCTCCTAAGCCAAAGGAAGAAGTTGACATGACGCCAGGGCAATGTAGAGACAAAGTAGGGCGTAAGTGGTTCTTTATTGTTGGGGATGACCATCAGTGTTGGGCTTCAATTGATGGAGAGCCATTTTTCCCGGTGAGTGGTTATTTCACTTCTGGCCTCGATGCTTACTGTGAGGAAGATGGAACCATTATTGTAGCTGGTCGAGGTAATAATGGTAAACTGTACCAGTTGATTATCTGGACTGATGGATCGGCTCACCCTGGCAGGCCAGTGGAGACTTATGAAGTTGATGGCGGACATATTTACCCGCCGAAATGATGGACGTTAAGCAGCGCCTCATCGAAATGTCAGACGGCAGTTATGTTGAGGCAGATGTACTTAATATTGTCGAGAAGATTAGGGACTACGATCCGAATCTTAATGTTAAGTATCTTGATCCTAGCCTGGCTGATCCTTCTGACCCGCCTTATAAAGTTGTAGAGCGTTGTCCAGATGGAATTGAGAGAGTAGTGTTTGGAGTATGGGAGCTAAATGAACAGGTACTTGAAAGGTTGTATGCTGCTGATAACGCCCGTACTAACGTTCTCGTTGACTTACAGGGTAATAACTTACTGGCGCAGAAAGAACAAGAACGTCGTTATACTGAGAAGTGTTTAGAAGATCAGGACATTGTAAGCCACCTATTGAAGTCTCCTAAGGGCAGGTACAGTTTTCGTCGTCGTATGGACGATGCTCTTATTATTGTGGATGACGATAGTAGAAGGATGCACAAGGTTCGTGAACGTAGCTGACATTAAGCGTAGAGTCACTAACATGCTCGGGGATGATGCGAAGCTCATCTTTGAAGATGCAGACTTGATAGACTCTATTAATGACGCTCAGATAGATATTTGTCGAAAGACAGATATTATCAGAGGTTCTCAGAACATTTCTGTGAGCCAGGGAATTGAGCAGTACCCTCTCCCTTTGGATTTCATTGAGATTCAGAGAGTTACCTTTCAATCTGTCAAACTCTACAAATCCACTTGGCAAGAGATTGATATGATTGATCCTAATCATACTACCTATGGTTCCCAGGGAGTTCCAACT